GTTGTTTGTACCTCACAGCATCTTAGTGAGGGATCGTGGATGTTCTAGACGTGTAGTAGTTAGCACCAATTATTTCAGATGTATGCACTTCTGAAAATTGTTGGTGGTAACAACTAACGACTAGTTTATCCATTGTTAAGCGTCCTACAACAGATTAGTAGGAAGGGTTTTGGGTTGCCGGCTTACAAAGCCAGAGCTGGTAGCATGCCAATGCCCATTTGCATTGCCTGCCTTGACAAGTACTTCTTAGCAGAAGAACCAACCTGTTCGAGCACGCCGGTTAGGGCGGTCTCGGCAATTTGGCCACCTGGGCTCATAAGTGAGCTTAGTGACCAGGAGCTACCAAGTTTGCGATCTAGTGCACGCTCAGCATGGTGTACCATGGAAGTTTCATGGATAGCTACAGGTTTAATGGTTGGCAGCCCTGAGTCAGATCTCGGGCGCCATTCAACGTTCTTTATGAACTCAAACGCGATGTTCGTCGCGTCGTCTGTTCCACGCCAGGCGAATCCGAATACACGTGGGCCGCGCACGTCTTCAACTGTAGTCTCACCGGATCCTGGGGATCCAAGAGTTAACGGAGAAGAAACATCGCGCTGCGACTTGGTGGTGGTGTTCGCTTGTTCGAACGTGGAGAAGAACTTAGAGTTCTCACTAGGTCGGAACTTGACCTCATGGGTCCCGACACCAATGCGCTTGACATTGGTGGCCAAGCGAAAGAGCTCGTCCACAGAACTGCCAAGTATATTGGTTAGGGGAACATTCTCCAGGAATGCGACTTGTCCAGCAGCAGACTGCATCGAACCAAGGTACGCCAATCGGATGCATGCACCAAGTGTGCGCGCGTCGCGAGCAATACCGTTGACTAAGGGTAACGCTGGATCGTCTCGGCTGAAGCCTTGACCGTCACTAGCCGTTACAGAACCGCAGAAAGCAGGGAGTGCAGAAGTGTTAGTCACGACATCGCTGGTACCATTGAACCGGGCACCGACCAATGAACCGGTACGGTAGCTTCCAGCGCCAATTTGACTGGCACCGTGCGAATCAGCTAACCACAGGATATACCCGCAAGTACCGGGGTTTGAGTTACCCGAGAACGTTAGTTCGGTTTTGAGTCTTGCGAGGAGTCCCTCCGAGTCTCCGTAGAGGCCCGGGACGAGAGTAGCATTGCAAGGATCTGCAAGCATCTTAGCATAAGCGGACAAACCGGAGGAGCGCGGTGGTTGTTTGTTGGGCCGTCTCCTGCGGTTTGGTCTCCGCTTTGGCTGCCTTGACTGCTTTGGTTTGTTGGGCATTTCGTATTCGTTATCACGGGACTTCGGACAAAGTGTGCTCTGTAAATAATCCAGGGCCACATTAAAACGAATGCGGACACCCAAGGTGTGCCCGCCAAAGTCCCGGTGTTCAATTCAACTACTTCCCAGCGTTGACGTCGTCTTTCCGCTTCGGGTTCCGTTTGCGGTTCCTGCGCGGTCTAGATTCGGTCTTCGACTGGGAGTCTGATTCACCACTAATTTTAGCCGAGGTGGTGTCCTTCTTCTTACCCTTC